TGACCATCATACTTCAACGACACATCATCAAACGTGTACGCCGCCTGATCATAAACAACACCAGAACCCGGATAACTAACAGAAGAAGAAGCATAAGTCACATCAGCCATATTATATGTTTCCGCGCTAACAGACTCGCCAGCAGGCAACGACAAATACACCTTCAAACCAACAACCGACAACCTGATTTGTTCCAACGCACCAATGTTATACTCATTCAAATCCAACAAAGGTTTCAAATTGTCAAACATGTATTCAACACGACGGCCATCATACCGGAACAAACCATTAGTTGAATCAAAAAAATAGACACCAGTTTCAGTAGCCGACACCGCCATCGGTGTCGGCGCACCAAAATCACGGGTAATTTCCACCAACTGGAAAGTTTCAGCAGAATACCCGTACAACGCAAACACCGCGTTCTCTTTAAAAATAACCAGATGACCGTTAAACGGAACAATTGCTGTGATACCACGGCCACCCTGAACAATATCCACAAAATCGTTTTCACGCCACGACTCAGGGAACAACGGGTGCGAAAAACGCACCCGATCAGGATACATCTGCCCATCCTCACTAGTCCACGCAACCCACAACATTTCATTATGGGCAACCACATGACGAGCAGACGGCATATAACCAGTTGTCGGAGACAACAAATCATCCTGCCACGAACCAGAACCACTAGCAGTCAAACTAGTCTTAGAAGAACCATCCCACTTATGAGAACCACTAGAACAACCACAAGCAACATACACCACATCGTCAGAACCATCAGTCCAACTAGCAAACCGTGCACCAAAATTAGTGCTAGAAGAAACAATAGTGGTATCAGTAAAATTGGCTGTCGTCGCATAAAACACTTTATTATCAGCAGCCAACAAAACCTGCGGGTCACCTGTGGACCGCTGCCACACATACAAAGATTGGGCATCCCAATCAGCAGGAGTTAAACCACCAACAGCACTAGTGTTAAACTGTGCAGTGCCGCGACGTTGAAACACGCCGCCGCGTGGATCAATGTCCACATTCAACAAATCCGGTGACTCATTCTTAGCCAAATTGAAAACATCGGCACGAAGATTTAAACCACCAGTAAAATCTTCAACAGCGAAAGCCTGCATGTCAGTAACCGTAATCGGTTGTATGCCAGTTCCGCCAACGATGCTTCCACGAACCAGATGACAACACCATCGGTGAATACGAATCAGGTTTCATAATGTCACGACGAGCAAACGCAACCGCGTCATTAAACATGCGTTCATACTCCGCCGCCATCGTCGGAGCCTCCTGCGACCTATAGATATGTGACACCGCGTAATACACCAACGGCATATCAAACGAATCAGGACCATCCAACACTGTGCCAGCAGAAATCCAATCCTCCGGCTCCCGATAAGCACGAACCAAAATAGTGTACTCACCCATCGGACGAGGGAACAAATGGAACTGGTCAGCCCAAAACGCTACATACATCGGACGGGCAGGCCCGTCCGCCGAACGAATAAAAGTTTCCTCAGCCAAATCGTAACTAATCCATTCCAACCGGACATTAGTATCATCAACCAAAGAAACAATTTCACGGATATCATCATCCGTGAAATCATCAATACTATAGGCACGTTGATCGGCAACAGTGGTGAAACTAAAAGATACTTCTAGGAACGGCCAACGCCGTTCCAAATCAATGATACGGTTATACCCATCTTGGATATACAAATTCAACAAAGCATCAGAAACATCATCTGCCTCTGTGTCCGTTATAGATCGTGCATTGTCACGAATCTGTTGCAACGTCAATCTTGACATCGGCATCAGCGTTCACCTCCTTACCAGCCAAACCCATTGAACGCAAATGTCCGTAACAATAGTCGGTGCCTTTGGCCCGACGACCCTCACAAGTGTCATTATTAGCGGCACACAGATTACCGCGACCCAGATACGGTGCAGAAGCAGCAGCAATTCTAGCGTCATCGTATGCTGCCTGACGGGCCTCCCGTGCAGCCGGGACACCATAGTAAGAATAAAGTGGAACTCCGCTCATATCTTACACGGAAACGTTCTAATATACGGTGATGGGGCGGGGGAATATCCCCCGCCCCATTTCCCGTGAAACAAGTTATCAGGCAGTACGGCCAGTCAACTTGCCTTGCTTCGCAGCGTTACGGCAAGTCAGGTTACCGTAGCACATGATCAGAGCGTAACGGGCGTCCAGATTCTCTGGGCGCACGAAATCGGTCTGAGCGAACCACTTGCCGGTGTGACCGACAAGCGTCAGGTACTTGCTGTTCAGGAAGTACATGGTGCCCGACTGACAGTGAACGTCATAGGTCACCGGAGCCGACTTGAACAACAGGTTCTGGAACCCTGCATCAGCAGTCTTAGCGTCAGTGTAACGGAGTTGCGGCTGTAGCAGCGACTCGTACTTCTCAAACAGGGTTTGGGTGGTCAGCACCATGTCAGGATGGTCGTTGCCGACCGACACGGTGTTGTAAGCGGTGGACATGTCAGCCAGCGAAAGAGCACCAGCGGTGCCTTCCTCATACGACTGCCAAAATTCGTTACCGGAAGTAGCGCGGTTAATGCCGCCCACAGTGCCAGCCGAATCAACAATCGCAGCCAGACCAAGCCAATCCTTACCGGAGTTACCGGTACCGTCCGCAAAGAACATCTGGTTGAAACCTTCACGCATCGACTCCTCGGCCTGCATGATCTTGGCTTCCAGAAGGTTGATGATAGCAGCCTCACCGTTGTTCTTCGCTTCTTCAATACCGGAAATAGCGATGGAAGCAGCGTACTGCTTCCAATCATACTCGGCAGCAGAAATGCCGGTCTGAGCGGTCAACGAAATCGTGTCGTAACCGGCGTATGAACCAACAGTGTCGTTAGTGCCATAAACCAGCGGCTCCACAATCTTCGTGCCACCATCCAACATGCGGATACGACCCTTGTCCATCAGGAAATTCGTGAGCGGACGGGCCGTGAAAATGTTGTCGGTCAACTGATCCCGATAATTAGCAAGAGTAGTTGACAGCAACTCGTCAAAACTGGTGTTACCAGCCATAATATTTTCTCCAATCTAGGAAAGTTTACATACCAATTTGTTGCTTAGCGGCAGCCCACGCATCGGCAACACTTGAAATTGAACCCGCAGAACTATCTGTTGGAGCATTAGCACTAGACCCGCCTTCAATGAACGCTGCGTCACGCTTGGCGTCCACAACCTGCTGGTTTTGGGAAGCAACCACATTCCGTGCTTCTTCCTGTGTGGCCAGCCGTTGCCGTAACTTGTCGAAAGCAATCTGCTTGTATGTCCCTTCCAGATCGGTGGTTCCGCGTCGCAACGCTTCACGCACCACTTCCTGCGGCACAAAATCATCATAAGTTGACTGCAAACGGGAAATCTCACGTTGCAATTGGTCAGTAGCACGTTCCTGTTCATACTGTTGAATACGTTGATCCATTTCCCAAACACGACGTTCCAACGGATCATCGAACTCAGGTTCCGGAGCAACATTAGTTACACCAGTATTCGCATTAGATTGTGCATCCGCAACCATTCGTTGCGCTGTTTCAACACCGTAATGCCGAGACAACACTTCCAAAGTTTGCTGCGGATTATTTTCCAACGCTGTTTGCAAAGTTTGTGCAAACTGCAACTGCTCACGTTGAGAAGCCAACTCCTGAGTTTTACGTGTGTAATCCGCCTGACGCTGATAACCTTGGATTGCTTCGTTGAACGGCACATCAACTTCTTCGCCGTCCACCTTAACTTTCACATACTTATCAGCAAACTCTGACGTATCAACATACTCATACTCAGCAGCGGGCTGATCCCCGCCCGTCCCCACCGTTTCGGTATCCCCCATATCACCGGCAGGATTATCCACAACAGGAACATTAATATCTTCGCTAGGCATTACGCCCTCCTAAACTAGAGTCCAAACGGTTGCTCTATATATACTATACGGCGTTCTAAAATAAATAAAATATTTAAATCAGATCGGCGGCAACGGAGGCTGACCGCCCTGCTGGCCAGCCAACATCGCCAACATAGCCGGATCAACCCCCGGCCCGACACCACCCGGAACAGGAGGCATCATCTCCGCTGTGGGCTGCTGCGGCAGCGGTTCAGGCTCAGGTTCCACCATAAACATTTCGGGGTTCTTAACCCCGAAACCATATTGAAGAACATAAGCACCCAACTTTTGCACATCCACAACACCAGCAGAAACAAACGGTGCCATCGCATCCACCAACTGCAAAGCAGATTGACGACGGAACGCTTCATTATTCGGCTGCGTCGAACCCGCCGCAACCTCAAAATCAAACTCACCGGCAATATAATCACGATCAAACGTGACCCACATCGGCTGACCATCACGAGCCATCACACGCGCAACCTGCTCACCAGTCATATACTGCTGAGCCAACTGCAACACACGACGACCAACCTCAGCCGTAGCCTTCTCAACCACAGCCAACTTATCGGCAGTACGTGCGTTCTGCGCATCCTGAATCAACGCGGCCTCGGTAGCAGTGCGACGAACCTCCGACACACCGCCGCGCATAAACTCTGTGACACCCGACACAAGTTCAATATCCTGACGGATCAACGCCGACTGATTATAAAACTCCGGCGGATTAATCAACGCCGGGAACGGGGCAACAACATCACCCAACGGCACATCACCCTGAACCGGAACCATCACATTATCATCATCCGATTCCAAAGCCGAACGACCATTAGAATCAAAATTAGCGTCACGGAACAAATACTTACGCGCATACCGTTTACGATGATTCATCATCTGAGTACGAGTCGCGTTCAACTCCCGCTGCAAAGGCTCAATAGCCTCCAACTCGCCAATCGGATAAAACTCGTCAGGCACATCATAATTACGCAACATCACAAAAGGATGACCAAACGAATACGGCATTTCCTTCGGCTTAATCAGAAAACCGTCGCCACCCTCAGCAAACACCGACACCGTGTTGTTACGCAAATCATAAAACTCGTACACATCCGCATAACCCTCATCCTTATCATACACCTTCTTAGAAGTAGGATCATCCGTGTACCGGCCATACGTCACCGCTTCAACTGTGGACCGCACACTAGGAGCATAACGTTTATCGGACTTAACGTCGCTGATTGGGCGACGAACACGGTGACACACCCACTTGGCGTTATCCATATTCGTAGCATCAGGGTCAACAAAAACGTCGAACGGGGAAACCCGTTCGACAAACGGTTCATCCTGCAAAATAATAGTGTTCGTCTGGGTCACGTTAGCGTCCACAGCAGGATCAGAAATATCTTCGTCCTGACCGACGCGATCTTCTTCAACGTAACGGTAACCGACCTTCAACCAGCCGTGACCAAAAATCAGAAAATCTTTAACGGCGCGACGGAAATGATCTTTAAAGTTACGGTTACGCCACCAATAGTTAACAACCGCTTCCGCAATCACAGCGTTCGGTGCGTTATCCGGATTCACAGCGTTCACCGTAACCTTCGGATAATTCACCGCAATAGACGGAGCGATAACGTTAATCGTAGAAAACGCAAGGTTGACCAACACGCGATCTTCCTCAGCGAAATAATCGAAATGGCGTCCACGATACAAGTCGTTCAAACGACGCCACGTATCATCATACGTTTCCTCACGCCGCCACCGCTTAGATAAAGTAATTTTCTTGCGGTAACGTGCAAGCAGATCGCTGTTAGAAGGGCGTGCCATCAGGACTTAACCCATGCTTCTGCGACACGGCCCAACCAGTTCCACACCGCAATCAAACCGGCAACACCAGCCGCCTTAAAAAAAGATACGTCGAACACGGCGGCGGTCAACGGTGAAGCCGTTGCCCCCGCAACAAACGTAGCGACCGAACGGCGGAACGCCTCACGGTAATCAATCATTGCTGTTCTCCTTATGTGCGTGCCAATCAATATGGCGATCCAACCTGCCGTCAATCTTATCAACCTTACCATCAATCTGTTGCAACAAACTGCTGTTACGGTTATGATCCCTGTTATTTTCCCGGCGTGTCCGTTCAATCAACGTGACCAACACCCCGCTAGGGGCAAGAACCGCTATCACAATTTGCAACCATGCAGGCATCTAGATCACTTGTTCCCCACAAACTCCGGTTCAACACCGTTCTGCTTAGCGTTCCCTAAAATTTCTCTTTCACGTTCCTTAATGGTGGGGCCATGAAAATTATCACGACCATACGTGAAACCAATATTCACAGATTTCACATGGCAACCAAAACAAATAGCGCCACGACGCGGAATCACATCAAAATGAAACGTTTTGCCGCACTTCTCACAAATTAAACTACCCATCACAATAAACCCTAGCGTTCTAGAAACAAACCAGAAACAAACAGAAACGTTTTAACGAATATTAGAATGTTTCCTGACGTTAAACGCCCCTTGCGGAACACCGCTAGGGCCGTCATCCGTCATCAAAAACTGTTCCCACCACACCAAACTATTCGTAGGCATCGGAGTACCCGCATCATACTCCGGCAACCACACATACTTCAACATCTGATTAGATATCGCCAACGATATCACACGGTCATCATGCGGAGAACCAGACATCTTACCGTTCTGTTTACGAACAAACGTTCGTAACTCTGCAATAGTGAACTCACAACCCACATCCAACACACCATCACGCAACGCCGCACCCAACTCATCAATCATCAACGGCTTAGACGTAGAACTAGTACGCCAACCCAACACATCAGTCTGAGCAGCACGCACCTGAGCAATACGACGATGCCGATACAAATTAGAATAACCTGCACGCTGCATCGCTTTCAACGTCGTCAAACCATGGTTGTTGTTTTCAACACCAACCAACGCATTATTAAACCACCAACCCAACTCCGCCAACAACAAACCAAACAAATCAGGTTCAATATGGCCATGCCAATGAGCAACCACACGACCAGACGAAGCATCAATCACATGCGCCGAACTATAGTCACCATACGACAAACCCTCAGCAACATCAGCACCAATCACATACACCGATTCAAACTGGGGTTCCTCCCACAAACTAAACGGCCCCGACTCCGCCACAACAAAACCCGACGACGAATCATCAAACACAAAATCCCCAACATCCGGAGCAACCAACTCAAACTGTTCCAACAACTCCACCGAAAACACAGGGTTACCCGACTTAATAAACGCCTCCTCCGGCGACCTAGGGTACTCCTGATGCAACTGCCACAACGGTGTGGTCCGCGCCTTCACCTCATACCAGTCATCATCCCGATCCCCAGCAGACCACGGAAAAAACAAACCTTTAAACAAATTGGTTCCCGTTTGGGAACCAACCCATAACTGATGAAAAAAATTGCCGGAACCATTCGCAGTAGACAACGCAATAATGCGGCCACCCACATCAGCAATCGGTTCAATAGAAGCCCACGCCTCATCAGGATTCGACAAGAACGCCATCTCATCCACAATCACCAAATACACCGACTCGCCACGAGCCGGATCATTACTAGATGGCAGCGACTCAATAGCCGACTCATTATCAAACACCATCTTCAACTGGTGATCAGTCACCTGCACAGGACCACGATCACGCATCCACACAGGCAACCACCTGTACCCATACTTAGATTTCTGCAACAACTTCGCAGCCTCACGCTCCGTGCGTGACAACATGACAACAAACCTGTCAGACCAAAAAAACGTTAACCAAAAAGCATACGCCGCAGCCAAAGTAGAAAACCCGATCTGACGGGCTTTCAACACAATATTGTAACGTTCCGTATGCCACGCCCTGATGGTGTCCTGCTGGGCATCACGCAAATCAAACAAAATGCGGCCACGTTCAGGATGTTTAATAAACCAATAGTTTTCACAAAAATAAAAAAACCCTTGGATTTGTTCCTCAGCGGAATCCCCACCCTTGCAAGAACGCCATTCGCGTTCCTGCAACAAATCGTTCAACTCCACGAATCATCTCCGAATCGTATAAGGCCGCGCCCCACGCACACGTGGAGGCGGCATAAACACCAACCTATCTAACTGTTGACCAGCGTTACGCCACAACACCGTATCACTAGAACCCGCACCATCACCCGCAGACACAGCAACCGCTTCACGCAACTTGATACCAACACCAGAACCCTGACCTGCGCCAGATGCCGAAACAATAGCAAACCGTACAGAAACAAGAGAAGAACCACCAGCCCCGCTAGCAGAACCAACACGGTCACGCAACACCAAACCACTAGAAGTAGCAGTGCCAACACCCGCCCCATCAGCCAACACAACAGCGGTACGTAAACCAACAGCCTGATCACCCGCAGTAGCACCACCCGAACCAGACGCCGTTTTCGGAATAATAGAAAAACCAGCAGCCGAACCCGCGCCAACACCCGCACCTGCGGCCACCGCCGTAGCAACACGCACACTAGTAGTTGTGGACGCACCCGAACCAGATTCAACACCGGCACGCAACACAGTACGCAACTGTGTTACAACACTGGTGCCATCACCAGAACCCGTGGCGGTTTGCGTTCGCGTAGCGAACGAAACCGTTACACCAGAACCAGACCCGTTACCATTAGCGGTTACGTCAACAGTTTTAGAACCGTTATATCCGGTCGTAGCAGAAGCATACCCGATGTTCGGATCGGTGTAAGCGTTTTCTACTACTGTGCCGTCAAAAGTGACGTACCCTTGATCATAGTCGTACAGGTCGTCATATGTTGCCGACATGGTTAAATACCTGTGTCGTCAAGTTTCTCCATGCCGACTTGACTGTCAATCCACGCAGACCATTCGTCGGTCGTCATCGGACGCACATCGTCATCGACCTGCACGTTGACGGTGCCGTCAGGGTA